CATCCGTTGGTACGCATGGTCGCTTCAGTATAATGATTGCGACCCAGCGGTGTGGGCGACGAATTATTTGAATAAGCGGTATGAGCATAACGATGAACAGCGATTGTGGTTATGCTGGCTCTACGGTAATACCTATCATCTACCCACGGCATGGGTTCTAATGAATGAGTTCCCTGACTTTGAATTGGCCACAGTTGATAGAATTGAGAAGTGGAACACGGAAAACTATAAACGATTACGGTATCAAACGGATACCAAGTGGAACAAGGGGCATCTTCCAGAGATGTTTGCTTCATATAAAAAGTTTATTGGAAACCGAACACAACGCGATGCATTGGAGAATTATTATGGAAACAACGAAAGTGAATCTTTTAACAATTTATGGAAAAGCCTTAAAGGGGAACTTCATAAATTTGGCCGTTATTCTACATGGTTCTACATGCAACATCTTCGTCACACTGGTGGCGTTGATATTCAGCCTACTTCTCTCATGCTTGATGATTATGATGGCTCCCGTTCTCATCGTAATGGTTTATTGTTTGCGCTCGGAAGACCCGAAGAATACGATAAGAAACTTACTGGACAGGATTACCGAGATCTTGAAGCACATAGCCTCGGAATCATCAATGAAATGAAGAGTAGGTTTCCGCATCTGGATAATCAGATTGACTTCTTCACCATGGAAACCTGCCTATGTTCTTTCAAGAAAATCTTTCGCGAGCACCATGGGCGGTATCTAGGGTATTATCTGGATCGACAGGCAGAGGAAATTATTCAATGCGAAAAAGATAAATGGTATGGCATTGAATGGCAAGTCCTTTGGGATGCCCGTAAAGAAACCATTGATCCAAGGTTAGATAATAAACTTGGAATCAACAAAGGTAAGTTTAAGACCTTCGTCAATTCAGGTAAAATTGAAATGATGGATTGGATGTTTAATGATGAGCAACAGGTTAGTAATGGACTGGAGGATTTTTTATGAAAAAGATTATTGCTGTTGGTGGAGTGCCTGGTACGGGTAAGACTACCTTGTTCCGTGAATTTATGAAGTCCCATGAATGGGAAAAATGTGAACCAGTTAAGTTAGTGAACGCTTTGTATTGTAAAGAACTCGATACTTACATTCTTGGTAAGTATGAGGCGGGTGAAGTATTTGCCGGCACTGATCGCCTGAGCATGGCGGTTCAACCAGCGGCTCAGGAGTTTATCTCCACCACTACCTCAAATGTAATGTTTGAGGGTGATAGGCTTACCAATGGTAAATTCTATGATTTCATTCTAGAGATTAAAGATGCCTCTGTTAACATTATCATACTCACAGCAGTTCAGAATATCCTAACCGAGCGGTATGAAGATCGTGGCTCTGATCAATCGGAAACGTTCCTGAAGGGTAGAGATACTAAGATTGGAAATATCCTATCCAATTTTGATTACATGGACTACACCAAAATATTCTTAAATGAAACCCTAGAAGATCAGGCTGTGGTATTAGATTACATTAACGGTATATTTGAGGAAAGTTGATATACCTAAATAAGTAATAATTACTTATTGATGGATCTAGAATGGCAACCGTACAGGTAACAGACAAACAGCTAATCCCTAACAAGTTTGGCTTCAATGACACTCCTATTGATCTAGCGAAGTTGAGTAGCACGATTAGGAGTAAACTCAAGCAGATGAATTTATCCAATGCTGCGATAGAAGCATGTACATACCTTCTTGATCAATCAATGGCAGGTAAACAAGAGTTTCCCGCAAAATTTACTGGAATAACTACTCAGGAATATAACATAATCTTAAAGGATTTTGGGGAACTAACTGGTGCAGCATATCTATTAAAAACTGAACCAAAGTACACACATGTGAAGTTCCCAGTAGGTAATGAAAAGCTAATTGACTATATTCTAGTAACAAAAAATGGCGCGGAAGAAAAGTTTTCTGCTAAAGCTGGTCAGGGTGGAAAACCATCTATCACTTCAATTATGCCAGTAATTGAACAATTTATCCGTAGCGGTAAATTAGACACAAAGTTTCAAAAAGCATCATGGGTGCTTTTTCACTTATCTACTGAAGAAACAAATGGTCTGTACTATGGTCCTCTAAAGGCAGCAGATTATCTTCAGACTCCTGGATATAAGGCATTAATAAAAATTCTAACGTCTGAGAAAGTATACACCTCTGGAATCCCTACTCCAGAGCAACTCGATAATGCAGTTGCTCGTGGTGGAAGTTATGTTGGTTGTATGAAGTTATTTGACAACTTCTATGTACAATCTGGATATAAAAATAATATGGATGCAACAGTAACAAAACGCACAATTGAAACCCCACGTGCTGGAAAAGAAAAAAGATGGGGAGTTCTTCACTACCCTATAACTGCTGAGTTAATAAAATGGTTGAATACAGATAATAATCATGCTAAAGAATTATTAACAATGGCTGCTCAAACACTGACAGTCACACAGGTATATCTAGATCTTAAGAGTAATAATTTAAAGTATACGGTCAAGGGATTCTCTGATGCTGAGTTTCAATTTGGATCTCCAAGCAGTGTCCCACGCCCAACTAATAATCGTATTGGATTTACAATGAAGAAATCCCCCGCTGTTAAAACCAAATAAATTAAATGAGAGAAATATGAAAACCTTTGCTCAATACCTTGCTGAAGGCGGAAACGTTTTCTCCGGTAAAACCGCTTCAATTAAACTGGAGCATATAGGACCCACGCTCGACGAATACTTCGCTGAGCTGAAACAACTCTTCCCAAAGAAAGCGTCAATATTCAATGTGGCGCATTTTCATGCTCTGGGCTCAGTGGGTAAGAAACCCATGTCCGGTGATATTGATCTGGGTATTGATTCAAGTAGCATCCTTGATAAAGAGATGTCGGATAAATCAATCGCCGCTTGGAACCTTGACCCTAAAAAGATTCATGCTGAATTTGCTAAACTCGAGAAGCGTTCAAAGACGTCAACTCCAGAGCAGCTACTCATGAAAGCCTTCTTCAAAGAATTAACCCTATACATTAACGCTCATGCTCCACGGTTATACTGTGATGAAAAGAAAGTCACTGCCGGCAATATCTTTGGTCTGTTTCCTCAGATTGATAAAGCTGGAGAGGAAGTAGGTATTGGCGTTCAGATTGATTGGATGGTGGGTAATCTTGCTTGGCTTAAATTCTCCTATCACTCAGCCGCATACCCTGTTGATTCTAACGTTAAGGGGTTACATCGTACTCAGTTAATGTTGTCTGCGTTTCAGGTGGCCAACTTATCTTTCAACCATGTATCCGGCGTCAAAGATAAAGAAACTGGGTTAGTCATTGCCCATGATCCAGAGAACGCTCTAACTGAATTAGGTAAACGACTTGGGTTTAAAATTACTCAGGCTGACTCTGAAGATTACTACAAGATGAATAAATTGTTCAAGGCTAAGATGAAGCCTAAAGACTACTCATCACTGTTAGATATATACTTTAAGATCCTAGATTCAACACGTGCCGATATTCCAGATGATATTCAACCAGAATGGAAGAAGCGTAAGGAACGGCTAGGTCTAACGGGAAAATTCCTTCCCGACAATTCAGCATTAAAGGCTTAACATGTCAGGTAGCACCGGAGCACCAAGAGTTCAAAGTCGTGAACACTTCAAACAATTCCTAGCATCTTATGAAAAGATAATTCGTAAGTTTCCTGGGTTTGTTTCCATCACCCCATCGGGTAGTTACAATTCTAACTTAGCCAAGAATGACTTCGGTGATATTGATCTGATCACCCACATTGATTCAACCAAGGATAAGGCCACAGTAAAAAGGGAATTAGTTGCTTTCTTCGAGAAGATGTCTAATTCTATTATTGTACCATTCACTTCAGAGAAACATGCCGGACGTAAAACATACAACGCTGGTGAATTAGTCACGGTACGCTATCATGATAGGTTGCTAGGTTACTCGGCACAGATTGATAATATCATCGCCCTCAATAAAGTAGAAGCCTCCTTTAAACAATTATTTCTGGATCTTCCCGCTGAACGTCAGGGGTTGATACTTGGGTTAATGAAGGTTGCTTTACTGGAAACAAAGCCATCGGTATTGTTTAAGAAAGTTGGAATTTCGGTTCCACTTAAACTTAAAGAAGATGAGGAGTATGAGTTTAATTTATCAAGCGTTGAGATACAATTACGCAAGGTAAAGTATATTCCAGGTACATTCAAACAAGAGAGTAGGGTAGTGGTTTGGAAGTCAAATGATTTTGCTGATCTGAAAACTATCCTGTATCAATTTGATCTTGAGCAACCCTTTGATAAATTGATTGCGCAGATTAGAACTAAATTAAAGAACCCAAGAAGCTCAGCCAGAATGCAGGGCGTGTTTACTTCAATGATCTCGGTTAAGTCAGGGGAAGTCGGTACTCAGAAAGGTGCGGATAAAACTGCTGCCATAAATAAGGTTAGAAGTATCTTCGGAGAATCTAAAATTATGTCTTTCTCTGAATACTACAAGTGGATTAAAGATTAAGTATAAATAACCCGTACAATAAATTATCAATGGCTAAAATGAAATCATTCTCAGAATACCTCAATCCAGTACCTTCTCCGCAAACGATCAATGAAGACGTAATGAAACCTTCCCTTGGTTCATCAAAGGCTATCACTGATCAATCAAACTTCATGGAAAGTTTCAGTAAGAATTACGAAGCGTTCACACAGAACGTGGAGAAGGCTGAACTATTCATAGAGAAGTTTAATGAGTTAGCGGAATCCGTTAAGCCAAATGAAAATTTAATTGAGCGTGGAGAAGTTGAGACTATCCTCGCCACCCATCTTTTAATCATCAATCAAAATATTCAGGATATTAAAAAGGATCTGCTCGGTATTAACGAGAGCGACCTTTCTAAGATCACGGATGCGATTTCTTCAATTGACTCTAGAACAGAAACGCTCATTGATTTCGTTCAGGCTGAGTTGCCAAAGAACAAAAACAAACTGTACGAATTAAGCCTTAATCTGGATAAGAAAGTTGCCCTGCTCTCCGCTGATATTTCAGACGTTGAAGAAACCACGGCAGCTACCTTTGAATCAGTCAGTAGAAAGTTAGCCGAGGCGGAAGCTGCCACTGAAGAACAATTCAAGTTGTCCGATGAAGTAAAGTTGAAGATCTTAGCCAAGGTCAATGCGTTGTATGAGGATCTTCATACCACAAATGATAACATCGGATTGTTGTCTGAAAACTACGATGAAGTATTACTCCCCGCTATCGCAAGAATCAATGCGTTTGAAGAGAACCTATCTTCAGTGGGTACAACGGTCAACGATTACTACTCAAAGTTGGATGAAACCAAAGAAGAATACTTCGCTTCATTGGTTCAGACTAAAGAAGAACTCAAGCAAGTAATCAACGAAGTAAATGCTATCTTCGTAAATGAAAAATACGTTGAACTTGATCGTAAGGTTGAGCGCATCGAAGAAATCTTTGATTCAATTAACGCAGCCCAAACCCTGAATGAAGAATTAGGGATCTTGACGCCAGAAGAGTTAAAGACTAAAACAGTCGAGGAAGTTGAGAAATACCTTTCGGGTAAAACGTTTCAGCAACCAAATCCGGAAATGGTATCAACGTCGCCTGAGTTTAAGAACATTGCTCAGAAACTAAAATTTCTGGAACAGGCCATTGGGCGTATCGCCGCAACTGGTCCTGGAGGCGGCGAAGTTAATCTGCGATATCTTGATGATATTGATGGTGCAAGTATTCAAGACGGGCGTTATTTAAAGTATGACGCAGCAACTAAGAAATTCGTATTCTCGGCAATTACTGGTGCAGTTGTTGTTGATACGCTTCTCGCCAACGAATCTGTAAGTATAGCTACCAATAAAACACCCGCAGTCTTTATAAAAGATAATAACCTAACCAGTTGGGATTATTCCGGAAAAAGTATATCAATTAGTGCTCAAGAACTTACCGCTACTGGCATTTTCTTTAAGTCAGATGGTACTGAGATGTATATTATAGGTACGACTGGCGACGATGTTAACCAATATACATTATCTACTGCTTGGGATGTAACTACGGCAACATTTACAAGAGTGTCAGCAACAGTTGGAGAAACTAATCCTAGTGGTGTTTTCTTTAAACCAGATGGTACAGTTATGTATATCACTGGAACAACCAATGACACAGTGAGAGAGTTTAGTGTTTCTACTGCATGGGACGTTTCGACTATCACGTTTGTAAGGGACTTTTCCGTAGGAGCTCAAGACACGGGACCTAACGATTTATGGTTTAAACCAGATGGCACTAAAATGTATTTTGTTGGTTCCACCAATGATCGAGTTTATGAATATAATTTAAGTACGGCTTGGAATGTTAGTACGGCAGTGTTTCTACAATTCTTTTCTGTAGGATCTCAAGACACGACCCCAGCTTCTGTTAATTTTAATTCTGATGGTACTAGAATGTATGTACTTGGTGCTACTGGACTGGATATTAACAGATATTCTCTCTCCACACCTTGGGACATTTCAACGGCAGTATTTTTCAACAACTTTTATATTGGTTTTCAAGAAACCGCTCCGAATGGTTTGTTTATCAACCTTGATGCTGGGTTTGTGTATGTTGTAGGACTCACTGGAGATACAGTATTTCAATATGACACACTAACAGATGGTTTAGCATTACTATCAAATACTGGATTATTCATTGAGGGTAGTTTATATACAAATAGTAATTTGATAGTCACTTCTAATGCTCGTATTGATGGTTCATTGAGTGTGTCTGGCACTATATCTGGTGTGGTGGCTGCTGTAACATTGTCTGCCACAAGCACAATTAACTTAGCCGGAGCCACAAACTCGGTAACCTCATTAGGTACGACAGCAACAACTGGAACAACAACGGTAGGGGGCTTATTACAAACTGGAGCAATTACTGTTGGTCAGTCTACTAGCGCACAAACTTTAAACCTTGGAACAGGTGCAACGCTTACTGCAACAACTAAGGCTATTAACATCGGCACAGGTGGTGTATCAGGCTCGACTACAAATATTACGGTTGGATCAAACGTAAGTGGTGCAACAAATCTAACAACGATGTACGGACCAGTACAAATGGGTTTGGCGAGTGCTTCATTATTTGCGCTTGATGTTGGCCAAACGGCGAACGATGCAACAATTAGATCATTTTCATCTGGTGCCGGTGCTTGGTTTATGGCATATAGCACTGCTGGATATTATGCTGGCGTTAAACATGTGGGCGGAGGAGGTACAAGAAGTTGGTTTTCTGGAATGGGCAACGGACTTCAACCATATACAATTTCCATGTCATCTGATGGTGCGTCAAATAGATTTTTTACTGTCGATACTACTGGAGTAATTTCTCTTGGTAATATTCCTGGTAACGAATCATTACGTGTTACTCCTGTTGTTAGTGCCGCAAATTTCTTGGAAGTAAAAGGCGCAGCATCTACAAACTTCCCTGGTCTCTACGCAAATGGTAGCGATAGTAACGTAAACATTGGATACTTCGCAAAGAACGACGGATATCATTTCTTCTATGGAAGTAATTCCGCTCAGTTTGCGGTTCTTCCAACAGGAAACGCAATAAACTATGTTGGCGTTACTGGTGGTGCCACAACGGTTGCGCCCACTGTATCGGCACAAGGCCAGGAGGCGAATATCAGCTTGAAGCTGAGTCCAAAAGGTACAGGAAATGTAACAATTGTTCCGACAGGTGGATATTTAAATACACTTCAATTTTCACAAGGTTACTATAACACTTTATCTTATATTGGCGTTACTGGAACAGGTGGTTTTGCAGGAGTTCAATATAATGCAACTCCAGCTACGGGTGGAGTGAATCATAGTTTTACGGCATACGGATCACCCTCAAGCTTCGGACAAACTTTATTTTCAATTGGTAGTGTTCCGGCAGGTGGAACGTCAGTAAATTATTTGAGCGTAACACCAAACATTACGGGAAATGCACCTGTTTTTTCAGCGACAGGTACTGATACAAACGTTGGTTTGGACATTACGACAAAAGGTTTCGGCGTAGTAAACGTCAATACCGGAACGGGTACAATTGCTAAGTTTCAGGATAGAGGCGTTACCACGGTCAACTCACCGTTCATATTCAGAGCGGGTCTTGCGGGAACAGCTTCTGGTACCTTAACATTTCCAGTAAGTCCAAATTTACAAACGCCGGATCCTTCTGACTTTACGTTCAATACAAACTCTGGTACTGCTGGGGGTCAGGCTGGTTCCACTCAGGTCGTGATAGGTCATACAACTTCTTCTGTTAACTATGTAAAATTAACGGGTTCAGGAACAAACGGTGGTGTTTTAGCAAACGCAGCTCCGACCATTTCAGTATTAGGCTCAGATACAAACATTAACCTAGTATTGGCACCGAAGGGTACTGGAAACGTCGCTACTAATTCTCCAATCCTCACGGGATCAACCGTCACTGCAAATGGTGGATTCAATATCGGTTCTGGTGCAAGTCCGCATTACATGTACTCAGGATCAGCAACGCTGTTATCATTTAGAGTTGGCACATCACCTAGTTATTTTTCTTTCGAGGATAACGCAGGTGCAATTGGACTTTCCACAGGAAACCCATTCTACTTCAAAGGTTGGGCGGGTACTTATACATTCGCGATTGCCGGACCAGTCAACGCCAATGCAGTAAATTATCTTACTGTTGGAACATCTGTCACTGGCGCAGGACCAACGCTATATCCTAACGGAAGTGATACAAATATTTCATTGTCTTTACAGCCCAAAGGTTCTGGAGCAATTAACTTTGTAACTGGATCTAAGGTTAATCTTGGATTAGGAAACTCTGTAACAGGAATTAAGATAGGACAATCTGGTGTTGGTTATACATCGTTCCCAACGGTTGTTATTGCTGCTCCAAACGCACCTTCTGGTGGAACGCAGGCTGTTGCTAGTGCGATCGGTTCCATGAAGAACGTTACAGCCACCGTCGTTTCTGGCGGAACGGGATATGCGGTTGGTAATACGCTTACCATTGTTGGTGGTGTGATTCAGATATCTGCTGGAACAATGACCGTGACCAGCATTTCTGCTGGTGGTGTCATTACTGGCGTCAACATTGTAAACTTCGCACCATATGGCGCACCGCTGCAGGCCAATCCTGTTACAACTACGGTTTCTCCTGCTGGTGGTACTGGAGCGACGTTCAATATTGGCTACGGGATTTATTCTGGAACAGTGGGTTTGGCAACTGCAGGTAGTGGATACGTTGAACAACCCGCGATATCATTTACGGGCGGTGGTTCGCCCTCTACCGTAGCAACTGGATTCGCGACGGTAGGTAGTATTCCAACTGTTAATACGCTTGGTTCGGCGTTATCATTCACAACACCCTCTGGCGAACAATTTAGAGTAAACGATAGTAACGCACCAGCGGCAAACTACATGCAAGTTACTGGAGGGGCAACTGGTATCTCCCCAGGATTTGCTACTGCTGGAACGGACGCAGCAGTGGGATTGTCGTTTAGTACAAAAAGTACTGGTAATATGCAATTTACCAGCGGTGGTTATAGCAACACAATGCTATTGCTACAGTCTATTACTTCTTCGGTTAATTATTTAAACGTACGTCCATCAATCACAAATTTTCCTGTCACGTTAAATGCAAACGGATCAGACACAAATACTGGTATTGCAATAATTTCTAAAGGTACTGGGGCAATTGATTTAGCCGCTGGTTCTAGTGGTATCAATATCAGTAATGGTAGTTCTGTTACATCAGTTCCGGTAACTGTACAAGCAACGTCAGCATATTCAACGGTACCAACTGTATCTTTCTCCGCTCCAACTACTCCTGGTGGTGTGAACGCTGTTGGTAATGCGCTCATGGGAATTTGGGGATATAGTCCAGTATCCGGAGGTACTGGATATTCCGTTAATGATATATTGACTATTGTTGGGGGGACAGTTTATAATTTTCCACTTCAACTAAAAGTCACTTCGGTTAACTTAGGCGTTATTACAGGAACTTCAGTATACAATTGGGGTTCATACTCAGCAATTCCAACTGGAACAATCGCAACAACCGTACTTCCTACAGGTGGTACTGGTGCTACATTTACTGCAACTTGGTGTGTATATTCTGTCAATATTTCTACCGCTGGTAGCGGATACGTTGAACAACCAACCGTAACTTTTTCTGGTACTGGTGGCGCTGTTGCGCACGCCAATATCGGAAGTGGTACAACGGTTAAGTCGCTTGGTTCGTCAATGAACTTACAGACAGCAAACGGTCAGACGTTCTTACAAGTATTAGACGATACATCAGCCCCAAATTCTGTATCGGGTCTTTATATAGTTGGAGCAGCGTCAGGACTTGGTCGAGTTGGATTACGTTCTAATAAGGCGTTGTACCTAGGAACAACCGGAGGTAACCCATTTGGATTCTTTACGAATACCTCAAGCACCTCAGATGGTATTCAGCAATTTGCTATAACAAGTACAGCTAACTCGGTCAATTGGTTATCAGTTTCTGCTTCTGTTACAGGTCAGGTACCAACACTATCTTCCGTTGGTTCAGATACTAACATCGGTTTAAATCTTTCAGCTAAAGGTTCTGGATCTATAAACGCAATCACCAACGGTGGCGTAGTCAACCTAAGCAACGGAAGTGGACTTACTGGAGTTGTGCGGACAGGCGGCGGGGGAAATTATACCGCAGCCATTACAGCAACCGTATCCGCTCCAACTACTCCTGGTGGCGTTACAGCGACAGTAACTGCTTATAGCGCAGCAACAGCGTTTCCTATAGTATCTGGCGGTACTGGATATTCAGTTAACGATATATTAACAGTGGTTGGTGGAACTGGAATTGGTGCGCAATCGTTTACTGTTACTTCGGTTAATTTGGGTGTCATTACTGGAGTATCTATTCTTTCTTATGGACAATATACAGTATTACCACCCTCTGCGCCAGCCACAACTACAGTGGTTCCTACGGGTGGAACTGGAGCAACGCTTAATTTAAGTAGTTGGTCTATGTCATCGATTGCCGTTGCTACCGCTGGAAGTGGATACGTTGAAACGCCAACAATAACCATTACTGGTGCTGGTACAGGTGCGTCAGCGTATGCGTTGATCGGTTCATCGACAACGCTCAAGACTATCGGAAGTAATCTTATATTATCAACCGCTAGTGGTCCTCAGGTTTATATCTCCGACAATGGTGGTATAACTACTGATTACGTTTATCTGGGTGGTTCATATTTTGGTCGTCCAGGAGTCGGGGCTAAAAGTATTACCGGATCAGGTAACGCTTCGTTGATGATGTTTGCGCAGGGTACTGGCGGAACTATACAATTCGCCACTAACAATAGCGCACAGAAACAAGTGGAGATTCTTCATAAAGCGTCAGCGGTAAACTTTCTGACCATGACTGGTGCAGCAACCACTGCATCACCAGTTCTATCTGTTGGTGGTTCTGATACAAACATTAGTTTAGATATTCTTGCTAAAAATAATGGTTCCGTAAGTATTCAAAATGGTAATGGTCAAGCTGCTAGATTTTATGGAGGTACTAATTATCTTGCGATAGCTGGTAATCCAACAGGCACTGCTCCTGAAATTTCAGTTCAGGGCACAGAAGCAAACATTGACCTCAAGTTAACCCCGAAGGGCACTGGCGTACTAAATATCACAGCAACAGCAACACCAGCCGCTGCCGTAGCATCAACACATAAGATACCTGTTAAGATTAATGGGACAATTTACTATATTCTCGTAAGCAACGTTTAAGGAAATTAAAAATGAAATGGACAATTAACAATTTGATGGTTACAAGTCAAGAGAAGCCAGACATGGTCACCATGAGTAACTTTACTATCTCGGATGAACAAGACGGTCTTCAGGGTTCAGTCACTTACTCAGTGAATCTGTTACCCGCTGATCCAGAGAACTACACTCCTTACTCGCAAGTAACTCTTGAACAG